TCGGCTATTAACATTGGTGCAGGAACGCTGTTAGGTGGCGTTCTGGGTGTCGCTGCAAACAAACTGGGTGGCTACGGTATTGATGAGAAGGCTGTCCAAGAGCTTGCTGATGTAATGAATCCAGAAGCAAAGATTGCTAGAGGTGAGAACCCATCTTTGGATGCTTCCAATGTGGCGGCAGGTTATGACAGTGTTGGTGCGGCAAAGACAGTAGAGGGAACATTTGAGGTAAAGGGTAAGTTGGCTAAGGGCTTGGTTAAGGTTTTTGGATTTGATCCCCTATCTCGCACTATGACCAGTGATGCCCTTGTTACTCGTAGAGTAGCCAATATGCTTGCAGAGAACCCTGTTGACGTTGATGGCGCTCCACTACAGTCTGTTGAGTCTTTATCCAAAATCAAGAGTGGCCGTCTTTACTCTGCTATCGACAACAACAATATAGCTTATGACCAGTACCGAAAAGGTGGTGGGAAGATGAAGCGCAGAGAGTTCAATGAGGCTGTATCTAGGGCTGTTCGCACTGGTGATAGTGACGTTCCAGAGATTAAGGCATCTGCCGAGTATTGGCGCAACGAGCTATACAATCCCCTGCGTGACGAGATGATTGAGCTTAATATGCTCCCTGATGACGTAGATGTATCCACATCAGTGAACTACCTTAACAGGGTCTACAACAAGCAGAAGCTCCAGGCCAATATGCCATCGTTTATATCCAAGGTATCTAAGTGGCTAAAGGACAAGGACGAGACTCTGTATCAGAATGCCAAGGATGCTCAAGATAAGCTAGATGCTGGAGATGTTGCTGATGGCGAGATAGCAAAGCTACAGGCAATCATAGATAAAGCAGAGTTTAAGAAGGGCAAGGACTTTGAGCCAGAAGACTACGAGAACATTGCTCAACAGATTCATCAGCGCATTCTAGGCACTCCTGACGGACGCTTGCCATACGATTGGAAGATGGGCGAAGGGTTTAGCTCAGGCAACAAAGGCTCTAGCTTGAATGGCGCTACTGCATTGCGCGGCCCCCTAAGAGCAAGAAGGTTCACCATCGAAGACGACCTTATCGAAGAGTTCCTTGAGAATGACATTGAGGTTTTGGGTACAAGATACCTACAGCAAACTGGTGCTGACATTGAGCTTACTCGTAAGTTTGGTGATGTAACTCTTGAGAACGAAATAAAGCAGATACGAGATTACTACAGCGATGCAATGAAAAAGGCATCAGACAAAGAGGCTATCAAGCTGGGCAACAAGATGGACGCTGACATCCGTGACATTGCTGGTATGCGTGATCGCATCAGGGGTGTATATGGCTTCCAAGAGGACAATGTATGGACTCGTATTGGCAGATCATCTCGTGACCTTAACTACCTTCGACTATTGGGTGGTGTGACGGTATCGAGCTTACCAGATGCTGCGCGTATCGTTATGGCTGAGGGCTTTACCAAAACATTTTCTAAGGGATTGGGCGCACTTGCAACCAACACTAAGCAGTTCAAGTTGGCGGCAGCAGAAGCAAAGCGTTATGGCATCGGTACAGACGTTCTCATGTCAGGTAAGGCAGAAGTAATAGCTGACGTAGGGGATTACACGCAGGGCGGCACAATGGTCGAGAGAGGGCTTAGATCGGCTGCTAATAAGTTTGGTCGCATCAACTTTTTGGACTACTGGACTTCAGGCATGAAGCAGTTACACGCTGTTACCATGCAGACCTCCATCTTTGACGGACTATCTAAGGGTAAGTTTGACAAGCGATTGACTAGACTTGGTATTGATAAGCAGTCAGCAATAGACATGATGGAGCAGGTCAACAAGTATGGAAAGAATGAAGATGGCGTGTGGATCACTAACGCTAAGAACTGGGATCGTCCAGACTTGGAGCGTATGTGGGGTGCCGCTATGCGTAAGGAATCTGACCGAGTAATCATCATGCCAGGCCAGGAGAAGCCTCTCTTTATGTCTTCAGAGCTGGGTAAGAGTATTGGTCAGTTCAGGTCATTCATACTGTCTGCTACACAGCGCGTACTTGTTGCTGGCGTACAGGGCCAAGATCATAACGCTATTGGCGGTGCCATCTCCTTGGTTGGCATGGGTATGTTTTCGTACTACCTCAAGTCAAACCTTGCAGGTAGAGAGACAAGTGATGATCCAGCAGCTTGGGTAATTGAGGGCATTGACCGATCAGGTGCTGTTGGTGTTATTGGTGAGATCAACAATACTATCGAAAAGATTTCCAGCAACTCTGTTGGAGTTAGACCCCTACTTGGCATTAGCGCACCCGCCTCTAGGTTTGTCTCTCGTACCGTATCAGAATCGCTTCTGGGGCCGACTTTTGGCAGCCTACTCAGCACCACTGTGGCAGCCAGTAATGCGCTTACAAGCAAGGAGCCTATGACTGAGGCAGACGTTAGGGCGTTGCGTAGACTTGTCCCTTTACAGAACCTGTCAATCCTTCGCGGAATAGAAAGATTAGCCGAGTAGCTGTATATTTTTTAACCAATTTTTAGTATAATCAACCCAATTCAAACAGGAAATTATTATGTCAATTACAACCAACAACCCATTCAAAGGTGTAGGTTCAAACCTTACAGGCGCAGTAGTGGATATGCTCCCCATTACTCCACACGATACCAATCTTTTCCCAGATGGCATTGTAGCTATTGGCCTATACATTACTACTGGCGGTGACGTTAAGTTTACTACTGCTCGTGGTGAGGCCCGCACCGTTACTGTCCCAGACAACTTTTACTTGATTTGCTCTGCGAAACGATTATTTGCTACTGGCACTACTGCAACAGGCATACACGCACTGGTGTCTTAAATGATTGGCATTGGCGCTACATTATTTAAAAGAGCAGTCATGGGGAGTCGAGGGTTCAGTCCTTCGGCTCTGTTTGCTAATGGGGAAGAGGGTGGCTGGTATGACCCCTCTGATCTGACTACCTTGTTTGAGCAGGATGGCACTACTCCTGCTTCTGTAGATGGCCCAGTTGGAAAGATTCTTGATAAGTCTGGAAACGGTAATCACCTTATCCAAACAACAGAAACAAAGTGTCCTACTTTGAGGCTTGCTAGTGGACTGTACTACTTAGAATTTGATGGTATTGATGACGGATTACAAGCAGCGGCTATTGACTTTACTGGTACAGATTCTATGTCTGTATTTACAGGTGCAAGAAAAGAAGCCGATGAAGTAGCCGTTTTAGCAGAGCTATCAGCAAACCTTGGCAATAATACTGGCACATTTAGACAAGCCTCTATTGGCGGCGATATTTGGAGATACTCTTCAAAGGGAACATCGGTATCAAACGCTAATGCCAGTCCGTATGTACCTCCAATAACAAGCGTTGTAACAGGTCTGAGCGACATAAGTAGTAGCACCAATATCCTTAGAATTGATGGTTCTCAAGAGGCATCAGCAGGTGCCTCTCAAGGAACAGGCAACTACGGAAACCATGTTTTAAATGTTGGTGCTAGAAACAATGCTGCTGGTCTTCAGTTAAACGGAAGAATCTACGGCATGATTGTTAGAGGAGTTTTGTCTAACGCTAATGAAATTGCATCTACTGAAAAATACATTGCAAGTAAAACAGGGGTGTCTATCTAATGAGTGTATTCGCAACCATCGTTGTCGCTAACAAAAACCAAGCTGCTGCTCAGGACTTAACGTCTACAGAAATGTTTACGAGCTTGTTTAAAAAAGGATTAAGAAAATACTGGGTAAGCTCTGGGAATTTTCCTCAAGACTACTTTGACGCTCTTGTTGACAGTGGTTTAACATTTGCCATTGAAACAGATCAGGGTATAAAGCCTACCGCGGCATTAGCTGCGCTGGGAATAATTAAAGTCGTTGAGGAATAAGAATGCCTGTAACTGGCGCTACCACCAGAAATGACTACGTTGCTACTTCTGGGCAAACTGTATTTAATTATACATTCCAGATTCTTCTTGCTACCGATATAAAGGTAATGAAAAATGGCACATTGCTGACCATTAATAATGATTACACTGTATCAAGTGCTGGTGTAGCTGGTGGTGGTGATGTAACTCTTTTGTCTTCTGCTTCTGCTGGAGATAACATTAGTTTATTCTTGGCAATGCCTATTGATCGAACTACTGAGTACCAGAATGCTGGCGACTTCTTAGCGTCCGATGTTAATGGCGACTTTGACAAGGGCTACATAGCCATGAATCAGTTGCAGACCGACATCGCTAGGTCTATTGGGCTAAAGGATTACGACCCATCTGTAGATATGACACTGCCAGTTGCAGGTTCAAGAGCAAACAAGTTTCTAAAGTTTAATGCTCAAGGACTTCCAGTTGCAGACACAGGCACACCAATCAATGAAGACATCATTACCCCTGCACAGTTTGGTGCATTGGGTGATGGATCAGATGATGACGCTGCTATTCAAGCCATGGTCGCTTACGTTAAAGCAAACGGTGGCGGCACTATAGACCTGGAAGACAAGGTTTACAATGTGGGCAGTACCATTGCATTTGGTGTACCAATTACTTTACTGTGCGGAACAGGCGGTGGGTTTAGAGCCAGAAACACCGGCAACTACACAGAGATTACAGGGCGATCTGGGGAAGTACAGACTAACCCAGATGGTGGTAACTATACTGTACTGTTTGACATTGACGGTATGGCTTACTCTTCTTTCCAAGGCAGGTTTATTCTTACTTCTGTTGGCCCTACAACCATTATGGGCGGGGAAGTAAAGTACATCCCCAACCTAATCGCCATTGCCCAGCAGGACGGCACAGGCCCAGTTCAGGCGCTCAACGGATACTTCGAGAGTCTTTATGTTACCAATCTACACGCCGCATTCTTCCAGCCAGAAAAGGCTGAAGGGTTTGGCCCAGTTCTCCCCTACACCAGAACATACTTTGCCCGACTAGAAATTATCCGATGCTATCAGGCATGGAACTTCCTGCACGTTAATGGCTTCGATGACTGTGCTGTGGGCGTAATGAGAATTAACAAGTGCGCTAGAGATGCTTACGCTAAGGCTTTCGACCTAGACTGTCTTGAGGCTTTCTTGGCTGGTGGTAAGGCTATAGCTACAGGCACGTTTAGCACTACAGCTACCAGCACAGCGTTTACAGTAAGTGCAGATGCAGATGTGGTTGTTGGCGATGCGGTGATGATCAAAGGTGCTGAGACTTACGGTCAGGGCTTTACTACTAAGATTGCCACATTAGTTGGTACGTCTGGTACATTCGAGGATGTATGCCCAGTTACTGTAAGTGATGCTCAGTTCATCTTTGCTTCTGGCGGATATGAGATGGATCGTGCGACATTCGTGTGTGCCAAGCTCTACCTTGAAGGCTCTCACTACAAGTTGCTTAACTTTACTCGACAGGCCACGCTAGACTGTCAGACTCTCAAGTTCTCTACTGGTGAGTTCTCTTGCTATCAGGGCAGGCCAATCACGTTTGAGCATATCAACTCCCTATGTAATATAGGCAGTGTCCCTCAGAGTGAGCAGGGTGTTAATGGGAACCCCTTGATTGATGGTTCACTGGGTAAGCTCATTCAGTCTTATGTCTATATAGGGCTTAGGAAGTTTACTGATCTTGAGATACCGCCAGACAGCGGCAACTTCTTTGACTTCTACCCTGACCACAACTGCACCATCAAGTTAATGATGACTAAGGCAGACCTGGAAACTTATGGCATAAAGCCCATTGAGGTTGGTCACACTATCTACGATCCTGCCGGTAAAGCGGGCGGCATTAGGGAGTGGTCTACCAGTAATAGTCAGCTCCTTGTTGAGTATTCAGACGCTACTGTCAGAGTATCAGGTAGTATTGGTGGAGGAGAAATACAAGACAAAGCTAACGTAATGGACTATGGGGCTGTAGGCGATGGTGTTGCTGATGACACTGTTGCTGCTAGAAACTGTATAGCTTACGCTGTAGCAAACGGCTTGATTGCATACTTCCCTCCCGGCGATTACAAAATTACAGGCAACATTCTTAACTACCTAAAGCTAGTTGATGGTGGACAATCCCCGAAGATCGTGGGAGCTGGCAGAGGATTAACGAAGTTTACTGTAGTTGGAGCGCAAACAGACTATGTGTTTATTGCGTATGGAGACACCACTAGCTACGGAAACTCTTCTCACCCATCTGGACTTTTGTTTCAGGGCTTTAGTGTTATAGGCGATTACACCAATACGCAGAACATTTTTGATCTGGCAATGTTAAGCTACTTTGAATTTGATGATGTCAACACTTTTCGGTGTAAAGGAACAAGCCTAAGAATGCGTGAGTGCTGGGAAGGGGATGTGTCTGGCTTGCGTGTTGTGCGCAGTGGTGATGACAGTGTATATGCTGTCGTGCTAGATTATTACTTTTCTGACAGAAAGGCTGACAGTGCCTGTAACAACATTAACTTCGGCAAGGACTTCCAGTGTGAAGCATCTGCATGGTCTGCTATGTACTGGGGCCGCAATACCCGCAAGTGCCTATTTCAGGGGAAGATACACCCACTCTTAAGCTCTACCTACACCGTCCCTGCTTTTGTAATGGATGGCGCAACAAACTGTACTGTTATTGGGGCAAACATATCTTGGAAGAATGTTAAGTCCCTTCGACTGACCAATGACAGCGGGTACATTCCTAGTGAGAATATAGTTACCAACAGCACTATCTCTGGGGGCGTTGAGCTTGTAGGCGCTTGTCGTCGTAATACTATAGTGTATAACACTGGTGGTATTTCCAAGCAGCAGAATGCGTACATAGCAACTTCTGGTCAGACAGTATTTGCATATACTTTCTTGGCTGCCGCTCCAAAGAATGTTCTGGTAACAAATAACGGTGAAGAGCTTGTACTTGATACTGACTATACCTTAACTGGTGTTGGTGACGCAGGCGGTGGCAATGTTACCTTGACTGTTGGTGCAACTGCTGGCGATGATGTTGTGGCGAGCCAGGTTGAAGACCAGTTTGTAACAATTGCTGGGGGTGCTGACAATATAGTGTTTGGTAACAACCCATCTGGTGCCGGTGTTGAAGTCACTTATGCGTCAGGCTCTAACTTCTTGCCAACTGTATTCCATGGCAAAGACACTGTGGCAACATTTGAATCTAACGATACTTTTGCTAGGGTAGAGTTTAAAGAACCTAATGGTTCATCAAGAGTCGGAACTCAAGCGAACAAGCTAATACTAGAGGCTGCTCATACAGGTGGCGCATCTAATGCTAAAGTTAGTTTTAAGATAGCCGGAAGTGAAGTAGCAAAGATAGATAATGACGGGATATTTAATGGTAGCTGCGGATGGTATTGTGGGGCGGGTTCTCCAGAGACTGTAGTCACAGCGGCAGTAGGCTCTATATACACCAACACAGCACAACAGGGAGCAGGAACAACTCTGTATGTAAAAGAATCTGGCACAGGCAATACCGGCTGGGTCGCTAAATAAACTAACTAACGAGAATCATCATGGTCGAAGAGACAAAGGAAGTAATGGATATAGCTGCGGCATCAACTGGGGTACTAGCACTCGCGGCATGGTTGCCCCCTGTGGCATCACTGTTTACAATAGTCTGGTTAGGTTTAAGAATCTATGAGTCAGATACAGTTCAAGGACTGTTAGGAAGGAAGTAATGATCGAGAAGTTTATAGCACCTGTCACTAACTTACTGGACAAGTTCATACCCGATGCGGATACCAAGCAGAAGATCGCCCATGAGATTGCAACAATGTCTGAACGCCACGCGCAGGAAATCGCACTGGCTCAGATCGAA